GGCACGAGGACAACGGTTGGGAGACCGGAGGCCCTGATCGGGTCCCAGGTCGTCTGAGGCGCGTCGAACTCCATGGCCAGAATATCGCAGACGTTTCCTTTGAGGAAGTCCGGATACGCAGTCTTACCGATGTCCGAGTTGTAGGCGTATCCCCAGGTCTTGAAACCTCGGGCTCGAACCATGTCGAACATCCACTTGGAGTCGAAGTACGCCTTGATGATGACCTTCCGCTCCATGCCCTTGAACATGTCGCAGACCTCTTGCCACTCACCCATCTTGTACTTCGGATCGAAGACAATGACGTGGGTAGAGCTGTACTTCTCGATCAACCAGTCCAGCTTGGCTGGCATGTACTGGGTCTTCGACGCCTTGGCCTTGATCTCAGCCCAGGTGTACTCGTCGGCTTTCTTGGGCAGCGCAGGAACGAGGCGTCTCATGCTCTGGTCGTGGCAACCGAACCAGACTCCGTCCTTGCTCCTGGCTGCCGAGAACTCCAGTGCGTGAGCATGGTAGTCGACGGCCTGGGTGTAGGCGACCTCGGTGTGCTCCGGCCAGGACAAGGATCCGCCTCGATGCGCCACGATGAAATGCGGAGTCTTGAAGAGCTCCGTGATCGTCTTGGCGCCCTCGGGAATGGCTCTCATCGTGAGTGTCCCGATCTCCTTGACCCCGTCCCAGACGACGACACCGATCTTGGAGCCGTCGGCGAGAGTCGGATCGAGCGAGTCGTTCTGCTCCTTGAGCCTGACGTCGACGCCGAAACGAACCTTGATGCCGGTATCTGAGGGTGGGGCGTATGCGGACTGCGCGTATCCGACGACAATCGAGGACCAGGACTTGTCCGTGGCTTTGCCCCAGTTCCCGTTCGTCATGGATTCGACGTTGGCCGGGAATATGCCAACCGCAGCGGTGTTCACATCATGCTGCACGAACCCGGTGATCTGCGGAAATGGTCCATTCTGCCAACCGGCGGATTCCTTCTCCGGCATCCTCGGGATGAGTTGTTTGACCTTGGCGCCATCGAGGACGATAAGCACCGCGCAGCACCTGGCGGCATAGGTCGCGTTCTTGGACTTCCACGCCACATTCTGGGTGTCGGCGGAATTCGCAACCATTTTGACGGCCACGGTACAAGACCTAATGTCCTCGCCGGCGGCGTACTTCCCGGTCCACCCATCGGGCGTGCAGTCCTGCATGTGGTTGAGCTGACCGCCCACGATGAGCAGTGCCCAGTCCCCGGCAACCGACGGAACGCTGAGTTTCTCGTCCGGATTCTTGGAGACTGCAATACCCTTCATGGGAGACGCCATGATCAGACCTTTCGAACGATAACCGTGTTGGGCGGGGTGCCCGCGGGGACCTGCTCCTCACGACCGAGGATCATGACGTTCCCGTTGCCCCCGCCTCCGCCGCCAGTGGGACGATTGCTCTTGATGGTGACGTCGACGATGTCGTCCTCGGAGAGCTTGACCGTCTTCGTGGCGGGCCAGCCCTGGTCATCCAGGAAGAGACGAGCGTTGGTGCTGCGGAAGAACCACACCATACCGTCGATCTTGCCGTTCTCGCCAGCAGTATCGACGTAGGTGGGGCCGTCATCAGGGTCGACTGTCAGCGTGGCGAACGGGGGAATGTCTCCCTTGACGTGACAGTAAGGCACGGCGGCCTCACTTCTTCTCGTCGAGCTTCGTGTTGATCTCGTTTAGTGACTTCTGGATTGCGTCCTGCTTGTAGGAGATGTCCTTCAGCCAACCAACGATGGGACCGTCGAAACGACGACCGGCGATGCCGGCACCAGTCTGGTCGGAAACCTCGACGAGGCGGTCCTTGATCTCGGAAAGCAGATCGGTAGCGTATGACACTTCGAGTTCCTCTCCGCCGTCGCTCGAACCCTGAAACGGACGGCCTTTGTTGTACCAGTAGCGGCATGCATCGGAGAACGGCACGCCGTACGCTTCGTAGGACCCATACATGGTCCCGGAGTTGTAGCGAGACCCCACTCGGCGGAGGTCCTCGTAGGAATCACCCTCGGCATCGATAAGACCCTTAAGGATGGAGCAGCCGACCTCGGCCGACTTCTGCGGATCCCACCAGGCTCGGTCGGGATCGTTGATGAAGTACCCGTTGTAGGTGATCTGAAGCGGACCAACTCCGTTCGAGGTACCCCACTCGGATACGATGGGCCAGAAGTAGTTCTTGAAGTTGTGCTCCGTGACCTCACCCCAGCCAGAGCAGGCACCTCCGGCGTCGTGGCCGTAGATGTTAGCACCCTCCTCGCCGGTCTCCACCTTGAGGCAGCCAAGAGCAGCCCACCAGGGACATCCAGTAGCATCAGCAGCGCGAAGAACGGCCTGCTGAATGGATGTGCCCGAGGAAGTCTCAGCATGCGATGGCGCCGAGGCACCGTGGTTGTCCCGTCGACGAAGACAGTGCGTCCAGGCCGCCTGTCGGGTGTACGGGTGCTCGTTGTACTCCTTGGAGCGGACCTCTTGCTCGGTCTGGTCGCCCATCCAACCGTCGTCGGAACCATCCTCAGCGATCCATGCCTCGGACAGAATCGTAGGGTTGAGGTCAGTCACCATTGCAACATGACCTCGACCTCCCGAAGCGGCCTCGGACAAGACGATGTCGCCGATCTCGAAGCCGCCATCGGGCTCGTTACCCGTCCACTGGTCGGAGATGTCGGCGAAGTTGCGTTGGAGACACTCCTCCCGCAGCGACCCGGTCCAGGTCGACCGAGGGAAATAGCCGGCGGTGAAGGGCTCGCCCCACTCGTGATGGGCTGCGAGGTTGTAGCAGCCTGCGACGAGGGCCGAGCAGTCCGCATTGGCGGGCGACTGAATAAGCCATCCGTCCCAATCGGACTGATCGTAGAATGTCCAGCGGTCTGGCTGCGAATAACCGACATCCGCGACGTCGGCGTAGTACCGGGCGCAGGATGCTGCGTATTGGGATACAGTCATTTTGACCTTTTCAGCCGTTAGAGTTCTCGATGGGGGCGAAGAGCACTGGGATGATCCTAGCGCCGTTAGCCTTGAGCTGCGCGCGAACACGCGGAGGCGTTTTTGCATCTCCGGGCCAGATCTCGATGATGGATCCGTCGTCTGTGTAGTCGCCCATAGGGAGAACGAACGTTGCCCGACTTCGAACCTGGATCTCCTTGGGGAGATCGACAACCTTGACGTCCCTTGTTCCGTTAAGGTCCTGAGTCTGCCAGTCGCTATCGCGCTTGACATACACCATGCCTGCCATGACGCGGTAGACGTAGGCGTTGTTGTCGGGGCACTTGATCCAGCCAGTATCGAACGTTCCGTAACCAGACCCGGCTCGGGAGTTGAACCAGACAACCTTCTCAGGCATGGACTCCTTGAGGTCGATCATCTTCTGATCTGAGGTTCCGTCACGACGGACGACCCGCACCAGGGCCTTGGATCCCTCGTAGAAAGGGACGTCCAGCTCGAAGTTCGGGTTGGACCCGAGAGTGACGGAGGCGTCGGTGACCCCATTGGTGGGCGAAATGTAGACCGTACTGAACGGACTGGACTCTCCTCGAACTTTACCGTGGAGAAGAGGAGTGACACCAGGCATGTTAACCTCTTGACTTGTACTTGGCCCGTCTCGCCGCGTTCAGAGCCTGATTCTGGCGAAGCGTGGCGGCGGTCGACATCTTCTTGTCGGGTTGGTTCTTCGCGTTGCACACTCGGATGAGTGTGAGTAGTCTGTTGATGTGCCAGTACTGGCACTCGAACGGGATCTGTAGAGCCACCATCCAATAGTAGACGAGCTCCGACGTGACGACCCCTCGATCGGGGCTGGATCCCTCGGTCTCGACGAATGTCGTGGCCGTCATCTTGTTCTCGATGTAGTCCTTGATGGCCTGGATGTTCTCGAGAGTCAGGTGCGAGTAGGCGACGGGGTCTATCTCGTTCAGGGTCATGCACTTGACGTAGTCCAGGACCTGGTCAGGGGTAAGCTTCTCGTTGCCGAGGTACGGGACATGCCACTTGGACTCCCATTTTGACAGAGCGACGAGACTGTGCTCCAGCTCGAGGTCTCCCTCGAAGCCGTTGATGAACTCGTTGCGATCCTCGTCGTAGAGCTCATCCCCGACGACGTGAATCGTCAGCATTCGTTCCTCCCAGGAAGTCGCCACGGACCCCGGAGCGGATCACGGGGTCCGTGGGAGTCATCAGACCGCGGCCTTGACGGCGGCGATGACCTCATCGGGGGTCGGGAGCTTGGACTCGGTGGCGCCGTCGCCCCAGATCAGCTTCTCGATGGCGGTCATGCCCTTGTTGCCGACGACCGTGGAGTCGAGGGTGACGACACAGGTGGGCTTGTGGCCGGTCACGTTGACCGGGGTGCCCTTGAAGGACCAGGAGAAGGTGATTGCCTCGGGCGAGTCGTTCACCGTGGCGTAGGAGCGCTCAGAAGGAGAGGCGTTCAGGCCGTAGAGCAGGTGAAGCTTGTAGCCGTAGTTGTTCTTCTTCTGGTCGTTACCCTTGATGGTGCGATACGCCAGGCCGAAGGCCGAGCGGTCCTGCTGACCGATGACGACCTTGTCGACAACGGCGGATCCGTCGCACTGGAGCCACTCGTCCGGGTAGGTGTAGGCCTCGATCTTGCCCTCGAACGTCTCGGCCGAGGTCAGGGAGAGGTACTTGATGTTGTCGGCGTACAGGTCGGTCTGCTCCGCGCCGCTCGGAGTCTCGGTGACGTTGGTGAGACCGGACCAGGCGACGCCCTTGGCGTAAGCACCGGTGGCCAGGTCGACGGGGAAGAGGACACCGCGGTCCACACCAGTCTCATAGAACTTCTTGCCCGTCTCGTCCCAGGTCAGGACAGCCATCTATACTCCTTGGTAGATGTTGAACACGTCGTGATGAAGATTGTGCGCCACGAAGTGCCTCTCGAAGGTGGACATCGGCATGGCCGCAAGGGCATCGAGCACCGGCTCGTCGGGATTCCTGCTGATGAGGGTGACCGAGTAGCGCGGTGTATACATCCAATTGGCGTTGTCGCCGAACTTCGAGTCGGCTCGACTCCGTTCGTACACGATGCACGGGTAGGTGAGCTGGACGGACTCCGGGGGCTGGAAGTAGACGTTCCTCGAGCCCAGCGCCGCGACGAGTTTGTTGTGGAACTCAAGGCGTTGGGCCATTGTACACCTCTCCGAGGTTGAGGATGAGGCGGGGGCGGCGGACCTCCACATTCGTGACGACCCAGCGCGCCCCCATCCACCTCACGTACTTGATGGCGAAGAAGTTCTCCTCGGCGTAGGAGTCGGCCACGATGGAGATCTCGTTGTTGAGGCGGAGATTCTGGATAACCTTCGCCTCTCCGTCGTACTGCTTCTGGGAGCGGTTGACGTCCCCGTAGTACTTCCTCTCCGTGATCTTGTCCTCGAACACGCCGGGAGATGTCTCGACGGCGTGTCCGTAGCCTATGCTTCCGAAGAATCTTGCCATTTTGACTGAATCAGGCCGTGGCCTTCTCGATGACGATCGCGGATTTGTACTTGGTCAGCGCGCCCGAGCAACGAGCCTCCAGCAGGTACTTCTGCTGGTTGAAGTCGATGTCGAACTGCTCGAAGAACGAGGTCTCGCCGCCCTTGTCGGAGCCCATGGTGTAGTCCTGCATGTTGACGATGATGCCGAGCAGGTTCTGGGTCTTGCCGCCGACATCGCGCTTGGCGCCCTCCATGACCTCGACCTCGATGACGTCCGTGACGTTCAGGGCGTTGGCAACGGCCTGCTTGGTCTCGTAGACGTAGCGCTGGTTGAGGTCCTTGATCTCGAGCATGTCGCAGACGAACCCGTTCGTGGTGAACAGGACCGGAGAACCGGAGCCCTTGTAGAACTTCCGGCTCCGACGGACCGCGTCGATGATGTCGGGGGTCTTGGCGTCCTTGTTGATGAGAACCTTGTGAGAGAAGAGCTCGTCATCCGTCCAGATGGGCCGGCTCTTGTTCTCGTCGGACACCAGACGACCGTCACCGATCAGGACGGCGCGGGCCAGCTCCTCCTCGAGGGAGTAGCGCAGGTTCTGCTGCATCCAGGCGACCACGTTGAAGGTGGTGATGTCGAGGACATCGTCGCGGTCGATCTTGGTCTTGTTGTAGACGGTCGTCGGCTCGGTCTTCCGGTTGGCGACCTCGTAAACGACGTCCTTCTTCCGGCTGGCCTTGACGTAGCCCTTGGCCCGCAGCTCCTCAGCAGTCAGGTTTGACCACTGGGTCTTGACGCGGGAGAACGGCGTGTGCTTCGAGCCCTGGAGAACCTTGGAGACCCAGGAGTTCTCGCGCATGACGCGCTGCGGCTCCGGGTCCAGGTTGGTGGCGTCCGGGAACAGCAGCTCAGGGTTCTTGATACCGTAGTCCGCGGCGTGAGCCAGGACGGCGGTGCGAAGAGTCATACCGGGCATACGAGCCTCGGCGAAGATCTGCTCCTCCTCCGCGTGAGAGAGCCGAGGACCGACGTTGCGCAGAGCGTCGCCCTCGAAGATGTTGGAATGCATCAGAGTATCACCCCCAGAGTCGCCGTGCTCGGCGTCCTCCTCGTAGTCATCGTCTTCGTCAACGTCGTACTCGTCGTCATCGTAGTCCTCATCCTCGTCGTCAACGTCTCCGCTGATCTCCTCGATGAGGGCCGCGACGGCCAACCTCTGATCGTCGTCGAGGGTCTCGAGGACGTCGGCAACGGTCATGCCCTCGTCCTCGTCGTAGACCTCGTCATCGTCCATGGATTCTGTATCCTCCGTGATGTCTCCGGAATCGTGCGAGAGCGTGAGGCCTGAGTAGATAATGGCCTCATCCTCGGACTCGGTCCATGAACCATCCGAGTGCTCCAGAGCAACGTTGTCGATGAGAGCCCCAGGATTGGCCCCGGACAGGACCATGGAAACCTCGACGATGTTGCCGTGAATAACGTCAGCCCCTCGCTGATCGAGGCGGTTGGCGTAGATGGACAGCGCCTTCACGTCGCCGTGCTTGACGAGCTCCTTGGCGTTGTCAGCCGCGGGAGTGTCGTTAAGCGCGCAATATGCGTAGACGCCCTCGTCCCTGTTCTCGAGCAGGGCGTGTCCGAGAACGTTGTCGACGGCATTGTGCCCATGCTGCCACACTAGCGGCACGCGCTGGCCGTCATTCTCCTTGAACGCATTATGCTTGATAGTGCGCCCGTCGGAGCAGGTCAGGTCGTTCTTAGTGGCCCAGCCACTGAAGTCGAACTTCATCCTTCTCCTTTGAGTTGGCTCATCGGCGTGCTGAGCACCGACTGTACATCAGGACCGGAATCCTCGGCAGCCCCCTCGCCGTCCAGGGAGGTGTCGCCCATCTGCGGGTTGATGTTTGGGTTCTGCAACTGGTCCGCCTGCTCATTCGGAGACGGCGGAAGTCCGATCCTTGTTCGTGCCTCGTTCGGCGTGATGACCTGGTCCCTGAGCATGGTGTCCAGAGACGTGACGATCTGGCTTGGAGGAACGTTCTTGAATGGGTCGCGGATGTACTGCACGGCCTGACCCTGGGTCCGAGCGGTCTTCGTCAGGAAGGCCTTGCTCATGCCATCAGCCAGAGCTGACAGCACGGGTTCCACGGCCCGGTTCCAGTAGTGCGTCCAGACGATCTCCGTCGCAGTGCCCTTGAAGACGTCCTCTGAGATCCCCAGTCGACTCATGAGCTCGGCAGTGAGGAACTTGATCTGATCGAGCAGATTGTTCTCCGCCGGGCGGTTCAGCTGGGTGATCTTCTCGGAACCGTCGGTGTAGGCGATCCCGTGACCGCCCTTGCCGAGCTGATCCTCGATGGACTGGATGCGGTTCTCCGCCCGCTGGCGCATGGCCTCGGTCTTGACGACATAGGGGAGCTGGATGATGATGTCCAGCTTTCCGGTGTACGTCTTCTCGTCAGCCAGATCCAGCATGGAGAGCTTGCGGCTCAGTCGCTTGAGGGTCGAGTTCGGCTTGTTCATCACCTCGTAGAGAGGATTCTCGATGATGGCCACCGTGCGCTTCGGCAGGATCACCCGCTCCTTGTTCGAGGTGGCCTGGTTGTAAACCTCCACCTCGACGTTCTCGGGGAACCACTGAGTGATACGCCCGACACGCAACTGCTTGATGTCGAAGCTGTTGTTCGTCCTCGGATCCAGATCGGATTCGACCGGGACGATGGCGATGACCCCTTCATCGAACAGCGACAGCACGGCGTCCTGGATGAAGGCGCGTCCGTTCTGGTCGATGTTCGGCTCGAGCATCAGGCAGTCGTTGAGAGCCGAGCGCCGAATCCCGATGAAGGTTCCATTTTGAGCCGTGTCAACATGTCGGATCGGCGTGGCGGACACGTCGATGGCGATCATGTTGAACAGGGACGAGATGATCGACTTGTCGGCCGTCCAACCGAGTGCGAGCCTGTCGGCCCGTACCGTGTAGGAAGGACCGAGGGTCGACCGGCTGATGTCCTTGCCAGTGAAGGCGTTGTAGGCGTGCTGTAATCTGTCTCGCAGTCCTATGACCTCCACCTCCTAGTCGAACATGTCCTTGTTGAGTTTGTATGCGACCCAGGCGTCCATCAGGGCGGCGACCGAGTCGATCTTGTTCTCCCGTCGGGCCTTCAGGAGCTTGCGGTTCCCGTTGGTGTCCTCCAGGGTGATGGCGTTGCCCATGGTGAAGGTCATCATGGACTGGTCGAACAGGAGCTTGCGATCCTCCGCCATGTCCTTGATCTCGCCGAGAGGAACGGACTCCGTCCGGGATCCCTGAATCACCTTCTCGATCCCGAACGGACCGTTCTCGTTCTCCCAGCGAGTGACGAATTCCTTGGCGTTGTACGGGTCGAACCCGAGGCAGCGCACATCGTACTCGCAGGAGGCGATGAACGCCTCGAGATCCTCGTAGACGTTCATCATGTCAAGAACCGTACCCTCGAGCACCATGAGTGAGCCCTCCTGGAGGAACTCCTCGTACTTCTGACGAGTGGCTCCCGGAAGGCGCAGCATGGTGCGCTCGGAGATGTAGCAGCGCGTCTTGACGCCGAACCTGCCCCGGCTGAGGGGAAACAAGAATGTGAACGCGGTGAAGTCGTCGCCCTGCGAGAGGTCGACGCCGATGGAGCACGGCATGCCCCAGAAGTCCTGACGATTGTGCGGCAGGGTCTCCTCGTAGGTGAAGAAGTACGTGTACCCCTCCATGGGGATTCCGAACCTCTTGGCCAGAATGTCGTTCCTAGCCGCGGGAACGTGCTCCGCCCTCTCGACGTCTCGCTGATAGGTCTCATAGGAGACGGTGGCACCGAGATTCGGTTGGGCCTTCAGCCACGTCGACGGATCCGCGACCTCCTTGAGGTCGCTCATCTCGCGCCCCATCATCTGGTAGAGGTGCCCGAGTCGCTCGGTCTTGCGTGTGCGCGCGTTGATGAGCTCCGTACCGGGGGTGATGGTACCCGCAAGCACCTTGATGAAAGACAGCTTGCCATTCTGCTGGTCATGCAGGCTCTTGAACACAAAGGCCACAGGACGCCCGTCGTCCGGCGAGATGTA